CCAGGCCCTGCCGGGCGTAGCTGCCGCCGACGACCTCGGTACCCGCGGCGGTGTTGCTGCCGTTGGCGGTCATCAGGGCGAGCTTCATCGGCGTGGTCGGGGCCGTGTAGGCCGCCGTGCCGAAGGACGCGTCAACGAGCCGGCTGGATTCGGCGAGGACGAGGTTGTTGGCCATGTCAGCCGTTCTCCTTCCGGACCTGGGCGTCAGACGGCGGGGTGTATCCCGGCAGCTTCGCGTTCGGGCCGGTCTTCAGCAGGTGGTCGCGGAGCTGGTCGCCCTTCGCCCCCTTGGCCGCGGCGATCTGCTGCTCGCAGACCTCACAGCCGGTTGCGATCACGTGGCAGTCCATGTGCCATGTGACCTCGGATTCGTCGCCCATGTAGACCACGTGGCGCGGGTGGTCATCGGTCTTCGTGCACCCGATGCAGGTGCGCGTGGGGTTGGTCATGAGGTCCTCGTTTCAGGCTGGGTCGAGAAGCACCGTCCCGGACAGCGGATGGGGGCCGCCGCCCGGGACGGGCCGATCAGATGACCTTGGCCTCTTCGCAGGCCTCGATGATCTCCTCGCGGCCGGCGTTCGCGGGGTAACTCACCTTGTGGTAGTCCGCGAACGCGCGCCACGCGGCAGCGCCCGAGCCAGCGCCGGACCGAGGCGGCACAGGTACCGGCTCAGCCTTGGGCTCGACGGGCGTCTCCGGCTCCTCGACGGGCTCGGGGGCAGCGGGCGCCTCCGGCTCGACGGGGGCCGGCGGCTCGGCTGGCCCCTGGGCCGGGGGAGCGCTGGGCTCCTCCGGCTTCGGAGCGTCCGAGCCCTGGGGCGACGCGGGCTCGGCCGGAGCCTCGTCCTCGTCGCCCCACACAGCAGGGTTGGTGATCCGCGCGACGAGGTGATCCGGCGGCGGGTTGATGTAACCCGGGCCGTACACGCCGCCGTCCATGACCACCACCGCGGTCAGCTCGCGACCCATGATCTAGAAGATCGTCGCGGTGAGCAGCTTCTCCGGCGCGGCCAGGACCGGCATGCCGATCGCTGCCACGTGGGTCCAGGTGCGGACCGGGTCGCCGGAGCGGGTGACCGTGCCGACCAGGCCGGGGGCCTGGGCGAAGGTCAGCTGCGGGTTGTTCATCCCGACCAGCTCCAGGGCCTCCGCGGTGATGCCCCAGAACGTGTTGCCCAGGGACGCCGGGTTGGCCGGGAGGTAGATCATCTTGTTGACCGGGATGACCCGGGTCGAGACGTCCGCGTAGGTGAAGACCTGCGTGTTGTACTCGACCAGCTGCGGGAGGTCGTTCGCGTCGAGCAGACCCGCGAGCTGCGCCCGCGTGATGACTGCCGGCGTGCCGCCCAGGGTCGCGAAGTTCGACCGCACCGACTCGTTGCGGAGCATGTGGCCGATCGCCTGACGCGAGGTCAGGGCGAAGGCCGGGGGCTCGCCGGCGTCGTCGGTGTAGAGGTCGGCCCAGTCACGCATGTCCTCCAGCGGGTCGCTGGTCGCGTGGTCGCTCCAGAGGACCGGAGCGGTGGGCAGGTGGGAGCCGGCGACGCCGAAGTCCGCCTCGATGCCCTTCAGGCCGTTCTCCCCCGAGAGGGTGAACTTGCCGGTCGTCAGGACCTGGCCACGGGCCAGCTCCATCCGGGCCAGCACGGCCTGGGTGTTGATCTGGGCGTCGTTGTAGAGCGCCTGGATCAGGGCTGCGGTGTTGTCACCGCCGGAACGGAGCATTTCCAGCCGAAGCCGCTCCTCTTCGCCCACAAGGGTCTTCTGACCCAAAGGGGGCAAAGCGACGCGCTGCCGCTGGAAGTTGTCCCGCTGGCCGATCGGCGTCTCGGCGTCGTAGGCGCGGAACATCGCGGCGCGGTTGCGCCGGAAGGCCGTGGTGAACGCGGCCTCGATGTCCTGGATGTTGCGGTCCGGCAGCCACGTGTTCAGCGTGAAGGTGGCCGGAGCCGGCAGCTCCCGGATGAATCCGGTGAGAACCGCGGGCTCGATCAGGTCGAAGTTCAGCATGAGTCAGTCCCCGATCAGGCGATGTAGATGATGCGACCGGCGACATCCGTCTGGCCGTTGGTGTCGACACCGTGACCAGTCGGAAGCTTGGACAGACGCACCTTGCCGTGGCTCAGCAGAGCCGCACCGATGTAGTCGGCGCCGCCCTTGAGGGACTTGGTGGTCATGAGGTGGCCAGACATGGTCTGACGGCCGTCGGATGCGGCGTTGTCGTACGGGCCGTACATGCCCTGGGTCGCGCCGTTCGCGGTGATCTGAGCGATGGCGACACCGGACGGGATGTAGCCGTCGGTGTAGAACGGCTTGCCCGAGAACAGGTCGGTCACGAGGGTGATGGTGTCGGTGGACTCGACACCGTGACGGCTACCCAGCCAGGAGAAGTTCTCCGGCGCGTAGGGGCCGTCCGTCCGGACACTGAGGTCCATGAGGTGCTCCTTCGATGAAATGGCGCCCGTCGCCGAAGCGAGGGCTAGAAGTTGCCAGCCAGGAAGTTCTGTGCCTGCTGGCGGCCGAGCGCGAGCTTGTCGAGCGGGGCCGCGGGCTGGTTGCCCTGACCGAGGTCCGGCCGCGGCAGACCCGTTGCGGGCTGTGCGGGCTGACCGGGGACGGGGAGACCGGTGGGCAGTGCTCCCGGGGTGGCGGGTGCGGCGGGCGCCGTGGCGGCAGGAACCGCGGTGGCCGGAGTGGCCGGGGCCTGGGCGGGGGCGACGGTGTCGACGAACGCGGTCACCTTGGCGGCGTCCACGCTGCGTCCGTCTGCGCTCAGGAAGTGCTGGTGGTTCAGGTTGGCGGCGAGAGCCTCCACCTGGTGCGGCTGCAGGCGGGTACCGAGACCCGCGCGCACGTGCGCATCGACGAGCACGACCGCCGCCTGGGCGGAGGCCTGCCCGTACCCCTCGGCGCGAGCGGCGGCGATGCGCTGCTCGACGTCGGTGGCGTTCGCGGCCGACAGCTTGTCGAACTCCTCGGCCTTGGTCTTCAGGGCGTCGTAGTCGCTGCGGCCCTTGGCTCGGGCCTCCCACTGGCGCGAGTACCACTTGTAGTACTTCGCCTGCTCGGCGTCGGTCATCTCCGCGAGCGGCTTGCCCTCGGGGTAGTCCTTGCCGTTGCCGTCGCTGATGCCGTCCGGCTCGCCGGCGGCCGGCGGCTGGGCGGTTGCGGGCGGTGTGACGGGGGCCGTGGGTGCGGTCCCGGGCTGGGCCAGTGCGGTCGCGACTGGAGCGGTCAGGCCGGGAACGGCCGCCGGCATGGCGCCGGGGATCGTCGTCGGCAGGACCGGCTGGGGGTAGGGGGTCGTGGCCACCGGCTGCACCGCGGGTGCAGGCTGCCCCTGAGCGGTCATCTGCGCGGCGAGGAACGCCGCGAACTGGGCCGGGTCGACGGCCTGCGGCGCCGGGAGAACGCTGCCACCGGCCTGGGGGAGCGCGGGGACGCCCTGGTTGGTCAGCGCGAACTGCGGCTGCGGCAGGACGCCGGCCGTCATCGTGCCGGTCGGGAGCTGCTGGCCTCCGGGCTGCGCCGTGGCGGGCAGCGGGGGCAGAGCGTTGCCGTTCGGGGTGATGAGGCCGGGGATGTGCGGGGTGGCAGTGCTTTCGGTGGACATGACTCTCCCATGGCGGGTTGTACGGATGCGCCCATGGCGGGCGTGACCCCACCGGTGGTGGGGAAGATGTGGTTAAGCCCAGGCGGGCGTCGCGGTAGTACTGCTACGCTGCCGACATGAAGATCGACGAGGGTCAACACCTGCCGCTCGACTACCGGCCGGCGGGCGAGCCGCGCTGGACCGTGCCGGCCGATGTCTGTGACACCTGCTCGGACTTCCCGCAGGGCCAGCTCGTGCCGGTGTCGTTCTGCCCGACCGCGAGCCTGCGGACCCAGGAGCTGTACGACTTCCTGAGTGGCGGGCCGCGACCGGACTGGGCCTAGCTAGGCCGCCGGGATCCGGGCGTTGACCTCGCGGATCTTCTGCCGGTGCCACTTCTCCGCTTCGGAGGTGTCGATGCCGGCGGTCTTCTGGTTGAGCAGTCGCTCCAGGTCTTCCTGCAGCGTCTCCAGCTGAGCCAGTGCGCGCTCGGCGGGGTCATCGCTCTTGGTCTTCGAGACCTCGCGCGGGCCACGGAATCGCTGGGTGGGATTGACCAGCCAGGGACCCAGCTCTCCGTGCTCGACGACTTCGACGCGGATCAGCTTCAGGGCGTCGCGGCCGGTGCCGCCGGCCTGCTTGTAGATCCGGTCCAGGTCTTCGCGGTTCAGCCGGAAGCCAGGGTCGTCTTCGGCGCCGACCGCGACGACCGTGCAGCGGCAGCGCGCGTGGATCGGCATCAGGTCTTCGTCGCGGTAGACGACGTCGGCCGCGATGACGCAAAGGCCGCACGGCGGCTTGCCGGAATCAAGCTCTGGGTGCAGCACCCGGCGGTATCCGCGGGTGCCGCTCGGCTTGCGCTCGCTCATGAATCGCTGCGACTGCGCGCGGTCGGCGAGCATGACGTCGGTATCGGCGACGATCCGGGCGCGCTGCTGCACGTAGCGCCGGGCGCCGGCGTCGTCCATCAGGCCGGACGAGACCCGGTATCGGTACGCGTCGGCGAACCGCCCGTAGACCTTCCCGGGCTCGACGCTCGTGATCGCGTTCTTCGCGCGCTCGATGTTCGCCAGCTCCTGCTTGGTCAGCGCGGGGCCGGCGCCTTCGTCTGAGGTCTTCGCGTGCGCCAGCGTCTCGACCATCTCCGGCGGCAACTCGCGGCGCAGCTTCGAGACGTCGACCGCGCCGACCGGGCGGACTCGGCGGCCGGTGACGATCGAGGTGCTCTGGGCCATGTAGCCGTCGGTCACCTGTGCCATCCGGCGCTGCTGCGACTGCACGATCTTGACGGCGGCCTCGACGGCCTTGGTCGTCTGGTCCGGGTCCCAGTAGTCGCGCACCGCGGCGAAGGCTCGGGCCACCGCGTCGGCGGCGGTGTTCGAGAGTTGATCGCGGACGGCGGCTTGTGCCCGAATGAGCGCCTTGAGCTGCTTCATCTCGGTCGCGGTGAGCTTGCCCGAATCGGTAGGCACTTCGTCACCGCCTGTCGTGATACTGGGCTATGGTGCTCGTATGTCTGACGATTACTGCCGCGGCCTGCCGCAGGAGGAGAGAGCGTGAACCAGCCGAACTTCCCGACCGAAACTCGCCCCGCCCTGGCTGGCCCCAGCGAGGAACAGCTCGTGTTGCTCGGCACCGATCCGGCGTCGCTGGCTATGCGCGACGCCCTGATGCAGGTCACTCATCACCTGTACCGAACGACGCTGCGAGTGCAGCTGACGACCAGCTACTACGAGCGGATGAGCAACCCGCAGCCTGGCGACTTCGTCATGGAGAGCAGCCGCGGCTGGTGGGCCTCCAGCCCGGAGACGCGGATGCGGTCGTTCGGCGTGCTGCTCGGAGTACGCAACGAGCTGGGCAACGACCGGAAGAGTCGAGCGGTCACATACGTCCAGTACGGCCCTCACCCCGGCCAGTCGTGCCGCTGGGAGGAAGGCATCTTCGTACTGGTCCCGACCGACTTCAACACGTTCGAGGTCTGATGATCTGTTGGTACTGCCACGCCCCGGCCACCGACACTCACGAGATTCACTCTTTCGAGGGAATCCTGCGCGTGGTCCCGGTCGGCTGGGGCGAAGGCACGAAGCTGGCCGGCCCGCACCAGTGCACGGAGAGGCCGCCCAGCCCGGACCAGATGCGGGATGCGGCTTTGCAGGCCGGCGAGCGCATGGTCCAGATCCAGGTGGATGGGCTTATCGAGCCAGCTGCGGCGGGACCGAGCCGGTGGAGACGTTTCTGGCGCCGCCGCCGAGGCCACTGACGTCGTTCAGCCCGGTGTCGTTTGGCTGATCCTCGCCATCGCCTTGGTCGCCCTGCTGGTCGGCGGTCTGCTGGAGCAGCAGCTGCTGACGCTGCAGCGCGGCGAGCTGCTCTTCCTCCCGCTCGCTTTCCATGCGCTCGATCTGGCCCGGGTCGAAGTCGAAGATGTAGCTCATCATCGAGCGCCACGGGATGATGTCCTTGACCATGTTGGCCGCCGACGCCTTCTCGTTCAGCGACAGACGCAGCGGGCTGGCCCAGAGCGTCTGCAGCTTGCTCAGGTCGGCGCGCTCGCTCTGCCCCATCGTCAGGAAGATCAGCGCCATGACCGCGGCCCACTGCGGGCTGGCCCTGTCGATCCGGTCGCCGGTCTTGAAGAGCAGGCTCTCGCGCTGCTGCGCTGCCCCGTCCGCGGACTGGTTCGCGCCACCAGGGTTGAGGTAGTACATCGGGGTGCGCGTGACGGCCGCGAACTGCATCACGTCATCCTTATTGACCTCCAAGATCTGGCGGAGGTCCGCGGTGGTCGAC